TACTCTCTAAGAATTGTCATGTCATCATAACTAGAAAAATCTTGATTAAGTCTTACATAGTCTTCTAGTGTACCGCCAGTTTCTTCCATAAAATCTACAACTTTTTGTAAATTTTCAGGTATTGCTTTACCACTTTCTTGAGCTTGCTCTATAGCTTCTTCAACTTCTTCAGCTAATTCTTCTACTTGCTCTTCAACCTCTTCTTCAGTTACTTCTTCAAGAACAGGTGTTTCATCTTGAACTTCTTCGGAGACTTTTTCTCCGGTAAGTTTTTCATCTGTTTTTTCGACGTTTTTTTCGAGTACTTTTTCGCTAGTTTCGGATTCGTCGCGTACAGGAACCTCATCTGTGCTTTGCTCTGGAACGGCATCTGTTTCTGGTTTTTTAGTTAAATCTACTTTGATGACATTATCATCTTTATTTATTTGTTTTTTAAGATCAACTTTTGTTACGTTGTCTTCAGTAGCCTTTTCGACTACTTCTTCTTTTTTCTTTTTTGCCATAATATAATATAATAATAATTAATAATTTTTATCTAGGATCAAAACTACCTAAATCAAAGTTGCCTCCTAATATATCATTACCTGCAGACTCAAAGTTTTTAGGTGGTTTATTAGTTTTTCTTTGATCAATCATCTCACTTTGCTGTGTAGCTTGTATTTTTGTTCTTTCATCTTTACGATCCTCTTTTTCTTTTTCTCTATTTGCTAATCCTTGAGTTTCTATATTTTTTAATTGCATACCATATTGAAACTCTAAAGCCATTAGTTCTTTTTTATACTCAACTTCTTGAGCTTGTTTTTGAGCGTCTAATTGTGCTCTCATTTGCTCAAGCTGCATTTCTGTTTGAGCTTCTGCTTGTTTCTTTTGTAAATCAACTTGAGCTGCTGCTTGAGCTGATTGCTGATTTGCTTGAGCTTGAGCTTGTATGTTTTGTAGCTGCTCAGCTCTATCTCTTTCTTGCTTTTGTTTTCTTCTTATTTTTAATAACTGGTTAGCAAGTTTAATATTTTTTATTTCTCTAAGATCAATAGCATCTTCAAGCTCTATATTTTTTTGTTGTAAAGCCATTTGTATATTGTTCTCAAGCATTGCTTTTTCTTCTTCATCTGGTTGTAATTCTATAAATATACCAAAATCATATAAATATAATTTACTTATTTCTTCCAATGTAGCAACATTGTGAACGCCTATAGCTTGTATAAATGCATCTTTTGTTGGTGAATACTCTATAATATCAGATATTCTAAGTGATAATCTTTCTGCCATCTCAGATGTTAAAAATAAACCAGACTGTAATATGTGTCTTGTTGCAGTATTACTATTTGCCGCGGCTAGTTTTTGCACACCAACTAAAGCGTTTTTATCTGGCATACTACCATCTCTAGCTTCATTAAGCCCGGTAGTATCTCTTATCATTTGTAAATAATAATTATAAGTACCAATTAAACTTTGCATTTTAGCACCACCATTGCTTGACTGTATTTCTTGTATAGGTACTTTTCCAGGATTTAAATCACCTTCACTTGTAAATGACCTACCAATTACCGAACCTGTTTGGAAAAACATGTTTAATGCTTCTTGTGGATTATAGTTAGTACCATTACCTAAATCTATTTCAGCAAGTCCATCTGCATCTAAGTACACGCCATCAGGAACTAAACGAGATAATACTTGTTGTAGCTTTAAATGTGTTAGCTGTATCATATCTGCAAAACCTGTAATACGCTGTACTAAAGATTCTATCCTACCTTTATACATACGTGGCGCAACTATAGCGTAATTCATTTTTACTTTAGTAAAATCACTTTTAGGCCTCATCATGTTTTTAGCCATTTCCCATTTAAGCAATTTATCAGTACCAAGTATTAACGCCCCATCATATAAACACTCTATTGATCTATGTAACTTACCAAAATTATTAGAATCTTCAGGCGGGTTAAAAGTATCATCTTTGGGTAGTATTTTTTCTGCACCTGTACCAGTTTCTTTTACTTTATAAACTTCGTTCATATATGTTTTATAATTAAAATATAAAACTTGAACTTTGTTGTTGTCATGCTCACTGTAATTATAACCTTGATTATAATTTGTTGCGTGATAGTTTTTATTTTTTATTATATCTTCAAGATCTGATTGGTCTAAATGAGGAAACTCTTTAACAAGCTCGTTTATAGGTATTGATTTTACTTCACCAACATAATATATATCGTCAAAATAAGGTGACTCAGTATATGAATAAACTAAATCTACAGGATCAACATATTCTACAGTTACACCTTCAGACGTGTTGAAGTTTGTTTTTACAGCGCCAATACCTAAAACAGTAAGATCATAATAAAATTGTTTTTTAATTAACTCATATTTACTACCTTCAAACAACACACTTATAGCTTGTTCTTCTGCTAACTCTATAGCTTGTTTGTAAGTTATTTGCATATGAAGTTGTAATTCTTCTTCTGTTTGTGGTAACTTTGCTATTTCGCTTTCTCTAGTATTAATACCAAATTGATCAGATGTAAAATTATCAAACTCTTTAAGTTGCATATCGCTAAGTATAGCTTCCATGTACTCAGTTCTTTCTTTAATACCGTAAGGATCTTGTGAATATGCTTTTATATCATATGTTCTTTCTGCAATACCATTTACAACTATATCAACAAATTTAGGTATAATAGGTACTGGTTTCCAGTCTAAATTAAGATAAGACAAATCACCGTTAATAGATAACTCATCTTTATACTTTTGTATTGATTGTTCACCTCTAGCATACAACCTTAAATTATGAAAGTTATTGTGGTTTGTTTTGTATCTGTTACTACCTCTTTCAGTATGAAACCACTCAGCTTCAATAGCTTTAGCAACTTTCAAACCGTAATCATAGCTCATTTTTTCCACATCACTTACAACTTGAGAAGGAAAATAACTTTTTACAATCATATTTATTTTTTAATTAATTTTGACATATTACCTTTATTTGAATAAGTAGCAATATTTATATTTAGTTTTGGTTTTTCTATTGTAGCGTTTGGTCTATAAAGATGCCTGTTATTTGCCATTATAGCAAGACCAGAACTAATAGAAGCATCATGTTTTGTTCTTTTGTTTATATCAAATTTAGCCCAGTCGTTTAATAGTTCATTAAAATAACAATTACCAAATTGACCTTCAGCATTCATACCTACGTGATTTTGAATATACATTTCAATTGCGGCGGCATGTGCTTGTTTTATATCTTCACTTGAATTTGGTATACCACCTATTTCTTTTTCTGCAGTAGATAATTTATTCCAAACTTTATCAGGTCTATTCATACTAAAACCTCTGTAACCACGTCTTCGTAAATAATATAATAAACGAGGCTTGTTATTCTCTGCAAGCAAAGGCATCCCGTAAAATACTAATGCCATTAAAACATCTTCAAAGAACATTTCTGCGGTTTGTGGTCTAGCTATATACTCTAAGAAAAAAGTATTTGCTGGTGCGTCTTCCATACTAAACTTAGTTAAACCGTGTAAAGCACCTTTAGAACCTTTACCATCTACAGTTCCTGATATATCATACGAGTCACAACCAAAAGCGCCCATGTGTTCATTACCAGGATATTTAATACCATTTTTAATTACAATTTTATTTTGTATATTTGTTGGTGGTACCCAACTTATTTTAAATCTACCTTTTGGATCTGGATAAAATATAACACTTGAATCTTTTACACCGTTAACCCATTGAAAATTACCTGTTGAAATACCTAATGTTCTAGACATTTCTTCGTTGTAATCTATTTGTTCGTATATCTTAACTAAGTTAAATATACTATTTTTTGTTTCATCTCTAAACGCATGCTCTGTAGTTCTTGGAAACTGTCTGTAAAACTCGTTTAATGCGTCTTGATCACCTTTTAAACCATCAGCTTCATTTTGCCAATTATCTATTACACCTACGTCTATTAACTCTCCATGGGGGTCAAAGACTTCATCACTCGGAGTATTGAAGACTGGGCTTCCGTGCTCATCAATAAATCCTTCGTAGTTCCACTCCATTGGGATAAAAAGAGAATATAGTCCAGACGCTGTTTGTCCATTTCTGTTTCGCTTCGTAACATCGGATGCGTTGTATAATGAATTTGATGTTGAGCCCATCATACATTTACCTATAATTCTACTACCTAATCGTAAACATGTTTTTGTAACTCGCCAGTTGTTTAATATGTTATCGGGTCTTTCCCACTTCCCACTTTCATCGTGTACTAATAGTTGTAGCTTTTCTCCATCATAACTGTTATCACCTGTATTTTTCCAATCAATAGTAGTATCAAGTCCAACCAAGTCTTCCTGCTTTTCGTTAGCAGTAATTTTTTTACGCGTGAACTTACTTGCAGGAACTCTATAAGCAAGCTCAGACTTAGGCCTGTCCATACCGTCTTGAATCGGTTTAAAAAAGAACGGGTAGTTAACTGATATTGGTACAACTTTGTCTGTAAACATTTTTTTAGCATCTGCACCTGTTTTAGATAATATACCAAATCTACTATCACTTGCTAAAGTAGCTTGGTTAACTGTTTCAGCTGAAGACATAAAAGAAAATCCAGATCGTCTGTTTTTAAGGTAACACATACCATAACATCTTTTATCTGCTTTACAAGCTTCCCAAAATATATAGAATAATCTGTTTGCTTCTCTAAAGTCTGGTGCACCTACGTCTATTTTACTCCATTGCAGATACATATAATGTGTACCTGTTATATATGTTGGTGTGCCTTTGTTGTCAAACCAGAAACCTTCTTCTCTTCTTTTAAACTCTTCGTCTATGTAATCGTACCACTGTGCTTTTTTTTCTTCAGGATACGCTCTCCAGTCAAATATATTTTTAAGTCTACTTAGTTCTTTTGGGTATTCAAATTGTTGCCACTTCTTTACTTCGTTGCTCTCTTC